ATTACGCCACTATCTCAGGTCATAAACTTGCTTTTATTGACGGATCAGGCAGCGTTCCGGTGTTTATTCAGGTCTCATCTTACGATGTGGCTGCTGGGTTTGCGGATAGCCCTTATCTGACAGCAATTCGCGCGTCCGGTGGCTTCCAAGTTGGGGCCAATAAAGTGATCGGCGCGCAAGGCGCGGCTGTTGCGGACGCGACCGGCGCTGGCGATGTTGTTGCTCAACTTAACACACTGCTATCGCGCCTTCGTGCCCACGGGCTGATAGCTACTTAAACCGAGATTGCCAGACTGCATCAAATGATGTAGTCTGGCCGACAACCGTACTGATGCGGCACATCAGGTGACTTGAAAAGGGTCAACACACATGGACGATAACGTCCCCATTGAAGCGGAAGTACCCGCGCCGGAACTGGAACCTACGGCGGCTCCAGAAACCGTAGAAACCGAAACGCCGGAAACGCCTGCCGAGCAGGAAGCGTCTAAAACCTTCACTCAAGAAGAACTTGACGCGATTGTCGGTAAGCGACTTGCGAGAGAACAGCGCAAGTGGGAACGAGAGCAAGCCCAACGGGCTGCGGAACAGGAAGCTAGACGGACGACTGTGTCGCCCAACGACCTTTCTCCCGAACAGTTCGATAGCTATGAGGATTACGCCGAGGTTCTGGCCGAACGTAAAGCCGAGCAGCTACTCGCACAACGGGACGCGCAGCGCGAAACGCAGGCTCTGCAAGAGCAGTATTTCGACCGTGAAGAGACGGCACGGGACAAGTATGATGACTTCGATCAAGTCGCGTACAACCCGAACCTTCCCGTCACCGAATATATGGCTCAAAGCATACAGGCTTCAGATGTTGGCCCCGACCTTCTTTATTGGCTCGGCTCCAACCCCAAAGAAGCTGACCGTATCGCCCGCTTGAACCCGATCCTGCAAGCCAAGGAAATCGGTAAGATTGAGGCGTCACTGTCCTCTAATCCTCCGGTCCGCAAAACATCGACCGCCCCGGCGCCGATTGCACCTGTCACACCTCGCGCCTCTGGCGCACCCGTGTATGACACCACCGACCCCCGGTCTACCAAGACCATGTCAACGTCGGAATGGATCGAAGCGGAACGGCTACGGCAGATCAAGCGGTACGAGGCACAAAGAAACCGCTAATTTGGGAACATATCAATGGCTAACAGCATTTTAACAATTGACATGATTACGCGGAAGGCTCTCGAAATTCTCGAGAACAACCTCGTACTCACGCGCAACGTCAACCGCCAATACGACGACAGCTTTGCCGTCGAAGGCGCCAAGATCGGCTCCACCCTGCGCATCCGTCTGCCTGACCGCGCACTCGTCACCGACGGTGCTGCCCTTCAGGTTCAGGATGACAACGAGCAGTTCACCACTCTCACCGTCGCCAACCAGAAGCATATCGGCGTGAACTTCACCACCGCCGAAATGACCATGCAGTTGGACGACTTCGCAGACCGCGTACTCAAGCCTCGTATCTCGCAGCTTGCTGCCAGCATCGACGCTGACGTAGCCAACGCGTTCCGCACCATCGGCAACTCGGTCGGCACCCCCGGCACCACGCCGTCGACTTCGGCTGTCCTGCTGGCTGCCCAGCAGAAGCTGAACGAAAACGCTGCCGTGATGTCGCCGCGCTACGCAACCGTTAACCCGGCTGCCAACGCTGGCCTCGTCGAAGGTATGAAGGGTCTGTTCAATCCGACCGACACTGTCAGCAAGCAGTTCAAGAACGGCATGATGGGCACGGGCGTACTTGGTTTCGAAGAAATCAACATGTCGCAGTCGATCAAGCAGTTCACCACTGGTACGCGTACTGCAACCGGCGGTTCGACCTCGGCTGCTGTCACCACCGAAGGCGCCACCACCATCGCAATCACTGGCGCTGGTAACGGTCTGGTCGTCAAAGCCGGTGACGTGTTCACCGTCGCTGACTGCTTCGCCGTCAACCCGCAGACCCGTGAAAGCACTGGTTCGCTGTTCCAGTTCGTCGCACTTGCCGACGTCACCTTGAGCGGCGCTGGCGCAGGCAACGTCACGGTTTCCCCGGTCTATTCGGCTAACCATGCGCTTGCTACCGTTGAAGCACTGCCTGCCAACGGCAAGGCGGTTGTGTTCGTCGGTGCTGCCAACACGCAGTACTCGCAGAACCTCGTCTACCACAAGGACGCAATCACCTTCGCCACCGCCGACCTGCTTATGCCGCAGGGCGTCGACATGGCTTCGCGTGCAGTCCACAACGGCATCTCGCTCCGCGTTGTTCGTCAGTACGACATCAACAACGACCGCCTGCCCTGCCGTATTGACGTTCTGTATGGTTACAGCACGATCCGTCCGCAGATGGCTTGCCGTCTCTGGGGTTAATTTTCGTAAGAAAGGAATTTTATTATGTCACTTCCTAATGGCGGCGGCGGCTATCAAGTTGGCGATGGCAATCTTGACGAGCCTCTTATCGACGCAATCCCCCTGCCGATTTCCATTGCAGCTACGGCTACTCTGACCCCGGCACAGGTTCTCAACGGCCTGATCCTCGCTAACAGTGGCGTCACTGCTGCCGCGCAGACCTACACTCTGCCGACGGTTGCTGATCTGGAAGCGGTTCTGGTAAACTCGGATAAGGTGGGCACCTCGTTCACCTTCCGCCTTGTGAACCTCGGCACCTCGTCCGGTACGGCTATCGTCGCTGCCGGCACTGGCTGGACGGTCTCTGGTTCGCTGACGATGACGGTTCCCGTCACGACCGGCGCATCCTTTGTAGCCCGTAAGTCGGCTGCTGGTGCGTGGACACTGTACCGCGTCGGCTAATCAAATCTGCACCCGACTTCGGTCGGGTGCAGCCTTTTGAGGAGAAAATAAATGGCTAACAACAAATCTATTGGCGTTGCCTTCCTCGATCAGGACATTGTCGGCGCACAATATCTCCTGTCCGATGAACAGCTTGGCTACACGGCCGCTGCGCAAGGCACCGTCACGCAGTTGACCAGCAAGTCGACTGCGGTCACGCTGAACAAGCCGGCCGGTGTAATCACCATGAACAACGCGGCCTTGAACACGGCTACCAACGCCACGTTCACGCTGAACAACAGCTTCATTTCGGCTAACGACACGATTATCCTGACAATCTCTGGTGGTCAGGCTACACCCGGTTCGTACAACGTGTTTGCTAACGCGTTGACCACTGGTTCGGTTAGTATCACGCTGCGCAATATCTCCGGCGGTTCGCTGTCGGAAGCAGTTGTTATTAACTACGCGATCCTCCATTGCGTATGACAATTTGGGCGGGCTTCGGCCCGTCCATATTTGCGAGGTTTTATGGCAGTCATCTATCTAGTTCATCCCCGTCACGGCGCTAAGGTTGCTATCTCGGAAGAAGAAGCGATTAACGACAGCATGTACGGCTGGTCGCGTGTCGACGATCCTGCTATGTTGTCCGAAGAGCCTGTAGAAGAACCGGCTCCGCGTCGTCGCAGCCGCGTCCGCGCAGCGCAGGAAGAATAAACCATGACCACAGCCGGCGACATCATCAACGGTTCACTGCGGCTCTTAGGGATGTTGGCTGAAGGCGAAGTGCCGTCGGCCGAAACGTCGCAAGACGCCCTTAACGCCATGAACCAGATGATCGAAAGCTGGAACACCGAGCGGCTGTCGGTCTTTGCGACGCAGGATCAGGTGTTCACTTGGCCGGCCGGTCAGTTGTCGCGCACGCTTGGCCCTACCGGCGACTTCGCTGGTCTGCGCCCCGTGCTGCTGGACGACAGCACCTATTTCCGCGACCCCGGCACGGGCGTCAGCTACGGCATAAAATTTATCAACCAGCAGCAGTATAACGGCATCGCGGTCAAGACCGTGACGTCGACATACCCGCAGGTTATCTTCGTCAACAACACCTTTCCCGACGTCGAGATGTATGTCTACCCGCGGCCGACGCGCGATCTGGAATGGCATTTCATTTCGGTCGAAGAGTTGACGCGCCCCGCGACGCTGGCGACCGACCTCACCTTCCCGCCCGGCTATCTGCGTGCGTTCCGCTATAATCTGGCCTGCGAGATGGCACCGGAGTTTGGCGTCGAGCCGTCCGCGCAGGTCCGCCGCATAGCCATGTCGGCCAAGCGCAACATCAAGCGCATCAACAACCCCGACGACATCATGTCCATGCCGTACAGCATTGTGGCGACTAGGCAGAGATTTAACGTCTACGCAGGCAATTACTAATGCCTGCTAAACGGATGGTATTTTTGACGCGCCGCCAGATAAGCCTGATGGGCTTCTTCCGGCGTGTCAAAAAGACCCAGCCGAATAGGTTTGTAGTTGACTTTAATTTCCGCCAACCATCGTTTGTTTTCAGCCCGTACGCCTGTGTAGCCGCTTTTGTTGCTGCGACGTCGCTGGCGATTATGCGCGTTTTCAATGTTGGTGGCTTCACGCAGATTTACAAAACGGTTATCCGCGCGGTCGCCATTTACGTGGTCAATTTGGTCCGAAGGCCATTTACCCGTCACGTAAAACCACGCCAACCGATGCGCGAGATGCAACGCGTTGTCCAAGCGAATAACGTCGTATCCGTTTTTCATCCGGCAACCAGCCTTGCCGCCGGGCGTACATTTTCGCCGTTTTGCGTTCCAAGTAAAGACGCCAGTTTCGGGGTTGTAGTTTACAAGATGGCGAAGACGATCTATCGTAATTTGTGTTTGCATGACACCGTTAATATTAACAATTGGCGGGAGTGTCAACAGTGAAAAGTCCCATTTTAGGGTCGGCGTATGTCGCTCGAAGCGTCAACGCCGCAGACAACCAGATGATAAATCTGTTTCCGGAAGTTGTGCCGGAAGGCGGCAAGGAGCCTGCCTTCCTTCAGCGCGCGCCGGGGCTTACCCGTCTGGCCACTGTCGGCACCGGCCCGATCCGTGGTATGTGGCAATATGGCAACTACGGCTACGTCGTGTCGGGTTCGACGCTGTATCAGATCGACAGCAACTGGAACGCGGTCGCCAAAGGCACGGTCGCTGGCACAGGCCCTGTCAGCATGGCCGACAACGGCACGCAGCTATTCATCGCGGTAAACCCTGAAGGGTATATCTACAACGTCAGCACCGACGACTTTCAGCCTATAGCCGACCCTGACTTCCCCGGCGCGGTGACGGTCGGCTACATCGACGGCTACTTCGTGTTCAATGAGCCGAACAGCCAGAAAATCTGGGTGACGTCACTGCTGGACGGCACGCAGGTCGACCCGCTGGAATTTACCAGCGCCGAAGGCAACCCTGACAATGTCGTGGCGATCTTTGTCGATCACCGCGAAGTGTGGGTGTACGGCACCAACTCGACCGAAGTCTGGTACAACGCTGGCCTGATCGACTTCCCGCTGGCGCGTATCCAAGGCGCGTTTAACGAACTCGGCTGCGCCGCCCCTTACTCCGTCGCTAAGATGGACAATCAGATTTACTGGCTCGGCAAGGACGCACGCGGTCAGGGTATGGTCTTTAGGGCGTCTGGCTATATGGGCCAGCGCATTTCGACGCACGCGATTGAATGGCAGATGCAGGAATATCCTGATCTGTCGGATGCTGTCGGCTACACCTACCAGCAGGACGGCCACAGCTTCTACGTGCTGAACTTCCCGACCGCCAACACGACATGGGTGTTCGACGTGGCGACAGGGGCGTGGCACGAACGGGCGTCGTTCGCCGCAGGGCAATTCAACCGCCATCGCGG